ACTTCTGTAGTAGTCTGCACATAAATATTATCGCCCGTAGCTTTTTGCGATGCGGTACCACCTGTAGCTAAAATATCATATGAAGAATCGTCTGTTGTACCAGCTATACTCGCTCTTAGGTAATCAATATTTGCATTACCTAACCAGTTGGCATGGAGGAAAATGTTCCAGTAACCCGTCGCGGGAAATGTGAACGCTCCAGAACTAGAGTCGTAAACCATTGGAGAACCGACAGCCGTGCTAGATGTTGGACTGTCGGTTGATGTTGTAGGATCAGCCGCTATAACAGCTTCTAATAATGTGCCGGTTATTGGGATTTTATCTCCTGTAAAGTCTGCATTTAATCTCCACTGACTGTAATAGGATAATCCACCAGCAGGAAATCCAGTTTTAGTAGCACCAGTTAGATCAATCGTTCCATTAACGTCTAATGTTGCCCCACTAGCAATATCAAGTTCCGCACCAGATGGCACCGTAACGGTATCACCAGATGCCATAAGAGTAGCAGCATTACCAGATTCAGGTTCCCATGTATCTACATTAATCTTGCTCATACGATTACCAATGTTCCTGTGACTGTAACTGTTCCAGTGAAGGTTACTGGCCCTGCTACCACACCGTTGTCAGCTATGGTGTAATCACCATCAATAGTCGCTGCATTAAGAAAGAATCCTTCCTTACCCGGCGGATTATTCATGTACAGTGTTCCGTTTGTTTCGCCAGCCATAATGCCTCCTATGCTGAGATTGCGTCTACAACACTAACCCAAGCTGCTACAGAAGTTGCCGCAGAAGACTGAATCCTTAGAAGATCAGTGCTTTGCATGACAATCTTAGCGCCACCTTGTATCAACTCAACCGATGCCTTCGGAGGAATCTGTAGGTCATCAGCAAGGTAAACAACAGATGCCGTTGATCCCGCCCCAGCCACATCAATCCATACATCTACAGTAACCGCACTCGTTGTGATGTTTGTTAGCCTAATGCCAATCAACGCATCATTTGAGTTAGCCGTTCTTAGCGTATGCGCTGAGTTAGTAACTTGTGATTTGTAGTCTTTTGTAAAGTCTTGTGCCATAATATTTACCTTTAGAGAGCAATCGCCATTGCTACTGCGAACCCGGCGCTAGCTGCCGTGTTCTCTTTCCAATCCATACCATAAGTGAGAGTAGAGTCTGCGGTAAGAACCTTACCATTATAACTGGAATTAAGAGCGCCAGTAGTTGTAGTTCCACCAGCCCATCTGGTATCGGAAGTGCCATTGAAAGTTATTAACTGACCTATACCATTACACTTATCCACCGGAAGGGAGTTAACTTTCATCCACTTACTAGTTGTTGTAGAGTATTTTAATACTTGATCGTCTTCTACGGCATCAGTATCTATTTCCTCGCCAGTAATCTTAGCAACATTTACTACACCAGCGTTAGTCATGGTTACATCACCAGATAATGCCGCTGCTGTGAAGCCTGTACCATCACCAATCATAATTTCTGTAGTAGCTAAAGCGAGATCAGACGGTACTCCAGAGGAGTTAGCATTTCTAACCTTTACTGTATTAGCTGCCATATCTGCTAGTTCAGCATTCGCTACACCAGCATCCTTTATTGTTACCGCTCCAGAACTTACTGAAAAGTTATCAGAGGAGAATGAGGCTACACCTTTGGCCGATGTCGTTGCATCATCACCAGCAACAGTTAGGGTTTGTGATCCAGCAGTAGTAGTAATGCCAGAACCACCAGCTATGTCCAATGTTTGCGAATCTAAATCTATCGCACCTGTTCCGCTATCACCTTGAAAGTCTAAGTCTTGTGCGGTAACTTGAGCATCCACATAGGTCTTTACTGCACCCTGCGTTGCAAGCAGCGTAGCACTAGAACCTAATGCACCATTATCAATGCCTGTTACTGTAGCGCCCGTAGCCAATGCAAGACTTGTATTACCTGTTAAGGTCGTTCCTGTAATTGCCGCAGGAGTTGTCCCACCAATCACCGCTCCATCAACAGTTCCTGCATCAACGTCTACTGAATTGCTTGTTACGATAGATACTGCTAATGTAACCCACGCATCGTTATCTTCGTTTCTTATCTTTAGTACATTAGCCGATGTATCAAACCACACCAATCCAGCAGTAACCGAGGTTGTTGGTTCTGCCCCGGTATGTATAGCATGTACCGCAGAATCAACTGACGGGAACGATTGCTTTACAACTTTCTTAATCAATCTAAGCTGATCGTCACCCTCTGACACTGGATCTGAAGATAGAGGGTTAGTTATAACTAGATCATCAATATAATTTCCTGCTTCTACACCCATAATTTACTCCTAGTAGTAACCACCAACATTCATAACTCTCATCTCATTACCTGAGTGTGAGTCTTTATCGTCTTGTTCTTGTAGGTCAGCCATTGACTGCCTAAACGCATTTGCCCATAATGGAACTCTTGCATCATTCATTAAGAATGGCTCTGCTTCTAGCAAAGACCCATAGAGATACAGGTCTGGATTGTCAGTCAACATGGTATTGGTTGGGGCTGCATCACTCAATGCGGCCACCTTTGCATAATAATCGATCTCCATCGTATACGAGCTTGATGGAACCGGACCCATGAGTAAATAACCGGCTCTCATGGTATACGCTTCTGGAATTCCTGTTATACTACCAGCGTTAATTCTAGGTAGCAGTTGAGGAGTAACATAGTTAAGTGGACTTATTCTCTTATCTACATTTGTTGAGATAGTTCCAGAAGTAAATACAGTGTATATCTCTATTACTGCTTTATCAATAACATGCTCTGCTGCCGTTGTTCCATTAGCTCCTCTGGTGCAGCCAGTTAAAGTATTAGTAGATATTCCTGTATAGGTAATCTGCTCAGTGCCAATTAAAACTGTACCCGCAGAAGTAAATCCAGTAGCTGATGTTAATGCAATGGAATCAACAGAGTCATTAATCCCCGCACTTAACGTAGTGTCTGCTACTGAGCTTGCGTCATATTGTATTGTTCTTAACTGTAAGTAATCAGAAGGTAATGGGTATCTCTTTACACCACTAACCAGAGAGATGATTTTTACGTTCTCCATAATCCTAACCCGAAGCAAGCGGTTTATCCGCGCTTCTGCTAGTTTTATGAACGTAGGTATTTGATCGGTTAAATCACTACGATCAACGTAATTAGCTATCTCTGTTTTTAATTCAGAGAATGTTGAGAGAGCCATTATCTACTTAGTTCAGTTATGTAAACTGATGACGCACCAGTTCCTGTAATAGCTGCCGCTTTATCTGAGCCATTTACCCTGAATATCTGTGGGTAGTCTGCTGTAATAAATACCGACGATGCTACTAGAGCGGTTGGAGTGCCACCAAACTCAATAAAAACATCCGCAGTAGCAGTAACCAAAACAGCATTTACCTGTGCATCAAATGCAGATGTCCGGGTTGCGCCGGTTGCAGTCCCTGCCGTCAAGGTATGCGTGGTTAATGGTCTGTATTCTTGAATCATATTGTTCACCTATATTTTTGTTGGAGCTACGCGAAAGTATGAATAGTCTGGATTATTAAGGTATGAAGCAAATACAGCTGGATCTTTCTCTATCATATATAACCAACCACCCTCACCATCTGGAACCTTTGTCTCTTCCTTCCACTTCTGATAAAGCACTATTGGGATACTGTGGGTATGATGCCACTCCCCCATCTTTCCCGGTGTTCGCTTATCACCAAAATCATTAAACTTGCGTTTAGCATCGTCTAAAATCTGTGACGTATCTTGTATTTCTGCAATCTTAAAACTGTCATCAAAATCATCAAACCATAATTCTGTTTTAGATTCTGCATTCTCTTCAAGAAGATATTTAGACATACCCTATCTTTCCCACCATTGGTGCACCATCAGCAGGATCGTGGTCAATGTATGCTTTTCTTAACCACCCTGCCGCATCTGTTGGTTCTGCCGGTTCTTTAGGTAGAGCCTTCTCTTCTGAGAATACTTTCTTTTTAATAATTTTATTTGCCGCAGTTTCTATATCTTTATCAAAGTTATCCATGTTATTTCCTAGATAAGTTGGGGGTGGGTTTCCCCACCCCCCGTACTTATTATTTTACAGACGCAAGAATACCGCTTGACTTCTCATTACGAGAAACAAGACCATATTCAGCAATTAACATCTGCTTGATAGAGTCGCCTGTTTTCGCCATCGTTTCCGTCTGCCAAGGTCGGAGCCAGTTAACAGCCCAGAAATCCATGTCTAGAAAGAAAGCGTTTCCAGCAACAGAACCCACGCTGTCAGTAGCTAGGTTTCGATCAGGCACAATTTTAAAAGTACCAAAATCAGAAACGTAGACATCGACAGCAGCGACAGCTGTTGCCGGGCCTGAGCCAACTGAGTTACGAGGGGGAATACCTAGTGATACTGAACCTGAACCCACTGATGCCAATCCTGAGACTGTCTGTTTAACAACCGAAGGAACAAGTATCATATCTGGCTGACCACCAGCATCAAAACACTTCTTGATAACAGATTTAATGTTAGCTTCAGTAGCAGTAGCAAGAGCATCACCGTTGGTCATAGCTGTGGTTCCTAAAGAACCAGCGCCACCTGACCCAGTGCCTCCATTTACATACCCGGTACTTAACCAAGACGGAAGACCAGCAGTTGCTCTCGCGCTAGTAGTATTACCCGCAGATTTCACGATGTTGTTAGTAAGCATGAATTCCATATCACGCTTCATTCGTTTTCCCGCTTTAGCTAACTGATAGGCTTGAGCTTTGCCTCTACCAGCATAGTTAACAACTTGGTCCGTTCCTGATGTCATATTGACAGAACGGCTTATCTGCGTGTAATTTTGTAGCTTCGTTGGCTGCTCACCAGCCGTAGCCTCGCTCACAGCAGGACTATCATCACCTTCTATCTGACGGTTAGCAGAACCAGCAGCAATCGTGTCAATTTGCCACTCAAACAAAGTGTTTTCAGCTTTGCCTTTAGCACAACCAGAAAGAAAGGGAGTATCCATCGGAGCGATATTATAAATTACATCAGACAAGTCTTCTCGAATAGTCGCACCAGTATAAGTGGTAGCGGTATTTGTAACGATTGCCATTTTAATATCTCCTAAAAATAATTACTCTAGCATATCAAAGATCAAATCAGCCGCATCATCGACATGACCTGTTTCTTTAAGACGCCCCATTTTAGCAGTACGTTTGCGCGCCCGTGGCGGAGCCTTCTCTTGCTTTGCCTTTGATCGAACAACCTTAGGTTTATTCTTGACCTTCTTAGATCGAACTATACGTTGTTTCTTTTGAACGTCATCATAAGCCTTGGCTTTCATTAGCATAAGAATTGAACGGTGATCCACCAAGGTATCTAATTCTTCTTTAGTATACCCTTGTCCAGCGGCGTATTCCCCAATAGCTTTGGAGATTGCCATACGCTTTTCATCATCTCTCCACTCTGGCAGGATTTGAGACATCTTCTGATGTTCCTCCATCCACATCCGTCTATGCTGCTCCGCCATTTCAGCTTGCTGTTGTTCGGCAGCAGCCTTATGCTGATTCTGGAGTTCCGCTATTTGCTCTTGCGCTTGTCTATAATCATCGCGCTTGGTCAAATACTCTTCTCTATCCTCAGTCTTTAAGCGTTCCCAATCTACATTCTGGAACTGCTGGAGGTGTGCATAATTAGTAGAGATTGCCGCTTCAACGGCATCTACATACTGCGCTCTAGCTTGCTGAGTCTGTTGGATTTCATACTGTGCTTGTTGCACGGCTGTATCCATATGTTTTCGATATTCAGCTAACTCTTGAGTTTTCTTAGTATAATCCGCCTGTCGAGAGTAACCTTTTAAAAGTTCGTCTTCAGTGACCTCGACATCCCTACCATCAACTCTGACAGTATAGACAGTCTCGGTTTCCGACTCATCTTCTGGTTCTTCTTCTTCAAGTGATTCTTCGGAATCCTCTTCTTCTTCAGCTTCGTCTTCAGTCTCTTCTTGAGACTCATCGACAACTCTGCTTTCTGAAGGTTCCGGTTCATCTTCGGATACTTCCTCTGATGCTTGCGTTTCCTCGGATTCTTCGGTGTCCTCCGGTGGAGGATTAATCATCCTTAAAAACGCTTCTGATGCTTCCTCAATGCTTCCTACTTCTGCGGTTGAGGTTACTTCTGCTTGCGGGGCTGCTTGCGTGTCCGCCATCTTTACAATCTCCTATATATGATATTCCTTGATTTTCCGCGCAATTTCCCCTGTTTCCAGAATAGAGGCTATATGTGTGCGAATCCTTGCAAGGAGTCTTAAAGAGAGCCAGCAATGTTCTCTGGCTTCGGTTTCTGTGATACCTGAATTGTACCACGTTGTTTTTAATTCTTCTTCTAGCGTGTCTAATGTTTCTTTAAAGATCGGATCATTAAGAAGTCTATGTGCACGCTCTTCTTGTATTGTCGCCATTTAAGCTTTTTTAGTTTTACCTTTAGTAGTTTTAATTTTCTTTCCGTACTTCTTTGACCACTTCTTGTGTATCTTAGGATGGTTAATCGCTAAGTATTTTTTTTGCTTTTTACTTTTAAAGGGCATAACTAACCTATAGCTACAGGTCTTCCTTGTTGAGCTTCAAGCGCAAGCTCTGCCATCTTTAGCTTTGCGTCAACACTGTCTGCTGCTGCGTCCTTCTGCAACCTCATTTGCTTTATCTGAACGTCAGCCGCTTTGATTTCAAGTTCTTTTTGTTTAAGCTGCATCTCTTGTTGCTCTAACTGTTGTCCCATATCTGGTTCTGGTGGTACACTGTCAGGATCAGTTAAGAAGTCATCTACATTCTGGAAGCCCATGTTCTTTATAAGAGCGGCACCCATGTTGTACATATTCTTTTCACTGACAATCTTCAGCCCACCACGCATAGCATCACCAGCAAACCCCAGCATAGTAGTTAGATGCATAAGCTGTTGATCTTTATTACCACTGCCGATACCAACGGATACCGTGCAATCAAACTTATCTTTCCACATATCAGGACGCACTGGAACCCATTGATTCCTCAACATAATAACTCGTTGATGATCTTGGTTCTTCAGGACTAACTCATAGATGTTACGCATCAACTCTTTAACACCTGTCTCTGCAAAGCATCTAGCTATCAGTTCTACTCTTGACTGCGCTGCCGTCATCGTTGCGGCAACTGCTGTAGCTGTAGTATGTGATGTAAGGGCGTTCTCGTTCAATCCTTGAGAGTATTTGTTCACACCACTTCTAGACTCTCTTAGCTTGTCTAGGTACTCAAGCATAGCAAAGGATGATTGCTCTAGCTGTGGAGTAGCCAATGGCGTGACCGCGTTAGGACTCTTAACTCTAACTACTCCGCCCGGCCTCTGAGTTAGCAGGTCATCTAGGTTAGCTTGTCCCTCAAGGACTGCGTACCTACCAAAGTTCTGGTTGTACATATTGTCCATAAGGTTACGCATCAATGTAGACTTGATAAGCTGAATGTCCATAATCAAGTCAGCAATAGACAAGCCAAAGAACTTATGAGGAATCTTTACTGGTGTAATGCTAACAAAAGGTATACGATCAATAGGTTCATTCTCTATAATGAAGTCACCTACTGAGCAAACCTTTCTTAGCTCTGCAATACCATCACCATCGAAATCAGTACGCAAATAACTTTCATGCAGCCAGTATTCCTGCAATGCTTCTTCGCTACCTAGATCTACAGCGCCACCACCAAATGAAATGTCAGCAGACATATCATAGGAATAACGTGCGTTTGTTCCACCCCACAAAGATGCATCAAAGTCATACTGACCACTAGACAATTCCATCGGATCAAACTCTGTATCTGGGTACATCTCACGCAACTCAGATAAAGTCTTCTTGATTCTGTGGCAGACAAATCTAGCTTCTTCGATTGTCTTAGATTCTCTAGAGATTAAGAACTCATCAGGCACTACGTTCTCAATTTTTACCCTACCGACATAAGCCTTACGAGTAATGACTACATCGTGATAACCTTCTTCCGGTGTGTGTTCTAGAATCTCTACACCCGGACTCATAAGCAAAGCATTGAACTCTTGCTCGTCTAGGTTGTTGTATTCTTCCCTGTTGTAATCTTCATACTCATCCCACCAGCATTTGACTATACCATTCTTTTGGAGTAGAGCATCAGTGAACCAAGTGTACAGTATTTCCCAGCCGGGATTATCTTTAGTGAAGATGTAATTAACATAATCTGTAGCTTGCTTCGCTACCTCTACATCCTCAGGACCGTGAGGAGAAAAGCTGACCATCTCATCACCTGATGCAAACACACGCA